AACGTTTTCAGTTTTTGAAAAAGACGTGATGGACCAATTTGAGACTAAGTTTTTAGACTTTTCAAAGAGTAGATTTGATATAAAAACTAGTCCTGAAGATTTCGCAGCGATAGATGGGAATGGGACTGTTAGTAACTTCACAAATTTTCATGAATTTTTTATACAAATGTGTCGAATACCTAAGGTGACTTTAACCACAGGTGAGGGAACGGTAAGTAAATCCCAAAATGAGCAAATGGATTTTTTCAGTAATGTGGTGGGTCAATTTTTAGAATATAATGTTTACTTCAAATACGGTAATCCCGGTCTATTTGATAAAAGACTTTTTTATTCGTTTGCAAATAATACAACACTTGTTGATGGTTATACTTGGGAACAATATAGTCTATCTACTCCAAATGCTTTACCTACAATTAGTAATACTATTACCGTAGCTAATTCCAAACTAGCATATCCTAATGAGTGGAGAGATTTAGAATTATATGTTGGGTTTTCGGATATTCCTGAATTAGTTTATGATAATGATGGTTCCTACATTACGGATTTTTTTATTGATAATAACGTATCTTTTAATTCTGAAAATATAAAAAACTTTTCACCAATCATTAAAATGTATGCCACTCAAAAACTAAAAGATTCGACAATGACGTCGGCTAAATTTGGTCAATTAATCGAAAATTATATAAATGATGCGGATAGTTTTCAAAATAAGATAACAAATAATTTAATTACTAAATTAAGGTCAAGTTTACCTGATGTGGATTCGAGTACTTCTTTAAAGAAGAAAAGTGCTATTTTAGGTGGTGAACAAATTAAAGTAGAATTATGGGAGTTATTTAAAGCTTTAAATGACAAGTGGATTTCGGGTCACGATTTTTCAACGGAAACTGTGTTTGAGGGTGTGTTATTTTTAGATAGGGCAAGTAGAGATATTGGTAACGAAGTTTTTGTTGATATATACAAATTAAAAGACTTACTTCATGATATTGAAAATAGCAGTTCAATGGATGTGTTAACATTTGTGACAACTATTATCGTGGATAATGGGTTTAATGTACTTAACGTCCCTTCATATTTTAATTTCTATAACGTAAATAAAGTCGTTAAAAATCCTACACCTAAACCGGAAAGTAGTTTAGATTCGGCGAATACTTTATTTGGTACGTTCGAGAGTGTGGATTACCGAGAATCGTCAACCAAGTTAGTTTGTTTATATGGGAATACAGGAAGCTCTAAACTATCGATGGAGGATAATGGTAGTTACAGATTTAAGAGTGACGCCCCTGATTTACGTAAACCGGATAGTGGATTTGTTGATGATATCAACGAAGATAAAGATGATTTTGCTATTTCTAATAAAGTTGTTGGTTTTAACGTTGACATTGGTCCTCAGAATCAGTCTATTTTTACATCTTTTAGAGTTTCGCAAAATCCGGGGAAAGCCACTTATGAATCTATAGAGGCTGAAAATGCTTTGGTAAACAGTTATCAACAAAGCAATTCAAATTTAGGTTTATATAATATATATAAGAATAGAAGTTATAGTTGTGTTTTATCTATGATGGGTAATGCTATGTTACAACCGACTATGTATTTTAATTTAAGACATGTTCCTATGTTTAATGGTCCATACATGATTACAAGAGTGGACCATACAATTAATCCGGGTCAATTTGAAACTATTATTGAAGGTATTAGACAACCTTTTGCGGGACTACCTAGAGTGGATAACTATATTCAAACTCTAAGAAATAACTTGTTAAATAGTATACTTGAAAACAATAATGATAAAATTGCAACTCCAAGTACCACTAAAACAGGGAATACTAATACTAATGTGATAACTCAAAAAAGTGGTGTTGCTAATGATTTGTTGAATCAACCAAATAAAGAGTATTCTAACACTAGTAATTGTGAACCTAATTATAATGGTGTTTATAGTGAATTTGAAAATGTCGTACCATCATTAACTAGCAGTTCGTATGCTGATGTTAAAGTTAATATAGTAAATACGGTTGATGCTAACAGTGGTAATTTAGAGTATATTATATTTGCATCTATATACTTAGGTTCAAATAAAAGTAATCAATTTATATCCTATGATAATAATTTTTCAGGTATAAGTATAAAAGAAAAATATTCTCAAGGTATTGTTAATCAATACATGTCAAGTAAGTTATTTTACTGTGTTAAAAACAACACTCCTTATGTTGCGTTTAATAGTTTACTTGATAATATTGGTTTACTTAAAAGTAGATGGGAGAAGAGAGTTGATGATGTAACAAAAGATGAGATTAGTATATCTAAATTCTTAATACTAAACAGTGGACCTATTACTTTAGATGATAATGTTTACACTGATATGGATGATGTGGATAAGAAAAAAATTGAAAGTTTAGTTAAGGAATCTATTAATTTATACGATATAACGTAATAAAATTAAATTTTTTCATAATAAACGATATTTATAATAAAAACAAAATATGGATTTAAAATTAATACTAGACAATTATTTGGGTAAGAATACTAAAATGTCTGAAAAAGATAACGGAGACGGAACTAAACAAGTTTGTGATTTGGATACTGGTGACTGTTATACTATAAGTATGAGAGACGGTCTTATTGAAAGAGTAGACAATACTATGAGAACAAATAAACGAATTCAGGTGGAAACTTCAAACGGAGTTAAACAACTGTTAAACGGATAATTAAATATGGAAATTGATAAAAAAATACTTGACGAGTTAACAAGATATAATTCAATAAATAACTATATTACGGAACAGGAAGCTGAATTACCACCATCACCGGAAGATGATTTACCTGCCGGAGAAGTGGGTGGTCCTATGCCAGATGAGGAGGAAATAGGTGATATGGAATCCACACCCCCTATGGAACCTACGACCGCACAACCTATCGATACGGTTAATGACCCTGATGTTGAAAAACTAAATGATGATGGTAATGTTATAGGTGGAGATTCAAATACTGAAGAAGGTTCAGATGATACTGAAGAGTTAGAAATAACCGATTTAGTTAATTCTCAAAAAACTATTGAAGAAAAACAAGACGATTATTTTAATAATTTATTTAATCAATTAGATGAGTTAGAAGGTAAATTGGGTAATATGGACCAAATTGTTGATAAGTTAAATAGTTTAGAGGACAAGATTGAAAAATATAGACCTAAAACTCCTGAAGAAAAATTAGAGTTAAGAAGTCTTGATTCAGGTCCTTATAAACAAAAGTTAAGTGATTTTTTCATTGATAAACAAAAAGACATTGAAAAAACAGGTAAAAATGAATATATTTTAACTACTGATGAGGTTGAAAATTTTACGGATGACCAAATAAGACAATCATTCATTTAAGATATAATAATTTTAAACGTAATTTTAAAAAGAGTCCTAATTAGGACTCTTTTTTTTTTATATAATCATTTGACAAAACAATAAATGTTCCTTATATTTAAAGTATTAATCATTAAAAAAAATATAAAATTATGTCAAACAACGCATTAGATGCTATCTTAAATCAATATGAGAAAGCACAGAACTCGGGGAATTCCTCAAACAAAATGACTAGTGAAGAAAGACTGAAAAAGTATTTCGCAGCTATCCTACCAAAAGATGAAAAACAAGGTCAAAGAAGACTTAGAATCCTACCCACATTGGATGGTTCCTCACCCTTTAAAGAGGTGTGGTACCATGAAATGCAAGTAGATGGTAAATGGGTTAAACTATATGACCCAGGAGCGAACGACAATGAACGTTCACCATTAACTGAGGTATATGAAGCTCTTACATCTACAGGTAAAGATTCTGATAGACAATTGGCTTCACAATATCGTTCACGTAAATTTTACATTGTTAAAGTTATCGATAGAGATAATGAAGCTGACGGTGTTAAATTTTGGAGATTTAAACACAACTACAAAAACGAAGGTATATTAGATAAGATTATTCCTATCTTTAGAACTAAAGGTGATATTACTGACCCTGAAAAAGGAAGAGATATTATCTTAGAATTAACTAAGGCTAAAGCTAATAACGGAAATCAGTACACCGTGGTTCAAACAGTTATGTTCGATGACCCATCTCCGGTACATGAAGATAAAGACACAGGAGATACTTGGGTTAATGATACCTCAACACTACATGATGTTTACGCTAAAAAACCTGTTGAATATTTAGAGGCGGTAGCCAATGGTGAAACTCCAAAGTGGGATACTGTGACAGGTAAGTATGTATATGGTGATAGTAGTCAAGGTGATTATTCATTTGGTGGACAATCAACTAAAGAGGACACTAAGAAAGAGGACCCACAAGCTAAAGAACAGGCTTCAGATGACATGCCGTTCTAAGTAATATGATTAATAATTTATAACCTCCCATTCTATGTGGGAGGTTATTTTAATATCAAATAAAAATTAAAAATGAGTACAATACAAGAAAGAATATACGAGTCTTTAAAATTAAAATATGAGTCTGAAATTGCTGAGTCTCAATTTAAATTAGATTTATATTATAATAACCCTGTTGGAGTTGGGGAACACCCTCAAATCATAGATGAAATTGACAATGCGATTAAATCATTAGGTGAATCAAAAGATAAGTTACAAACCTTAAAAGAAAGTAAAAAAATATGGCGATAAAGAAAAAAACTGATTTTAAAAGTCTTAAACAGAAATTTTCAACTTCAGCAAAATATAAACCACAGAGGTTTTTTGATGTTGGTGAATCATTTTTAGATGCTGCAGGAGTTCCGGGACCGGCTATTGGTCATTTAAATATGTTTTTAGGTCATTCTGATACAGGTAAAACTACTGCTTTAGTAAAAACTGCAGTTGATGCTCAGAAAAAAGGTGTGTTACCCGTTTTTATTATTACGGAACAAAAATGGTCTTTTGAACATGCTAGATTAATGGGTTTTGAATGTGAAGAAGTGGTTGATGAAGAAACAGGTGAATTAGATTGGGATGGGTTCTTTTTATTTAATAACGATTTTGAATATTTGGAACAAATTACCGATTATATAAATCAACTATTAGATGCTCAACAAAAAGGTGAATTAGATTATAGTCTTTGTATAATGTGGGATTCTGTTGGTTCGGTACCTTGTAAAATGACTTTTGATGGTAAAGGTGGTAAAATGCATACGGCGTCAGCATTGTCAGATAAAATAGGTATGGGGATTAATCAGAGAATATCAGGTAGTAGGAGAGCTGATTCAAAATATGAAAATACTTTAATTATTGTTAACCAACCTTGGGTACAACTTCCTGACAACCCATTTGGTCAACCTAAGATAAAGAGTAAAGGTGGTGAAGCCATTTGGTTAAATTCATCTTTAGTTTTCCTATTTGGTAATCAAAAAGATGCGGGTACTACTAAAATATCTGCAGTAAAAGATAAGAGAAAAATTAGATTCGCATCTAGAACTAAAATTTCTGTTATGAAAAATCACATCAATGGGTTAGGTTATGAAGACGGTAAAATTTTAGTTACACCTCATGGGTTTTTACCTGGTAAAGATAGTACGGAAGAAAAAAAATCAATAGAAAAATATAAAGAGGCTAACGCTGAATATTGGAACAAAATAATTGGTTCTGAAGGTGATTTTGATTTAAAAGAAGAAAGAGGAGAGTAAATTTTTAGAGTACAAACCGGTGAGAAATCACCACAACAAAAAAAAATGTGATTAAAACATTATTAGTCGACGGTAATAACTTACTGAAGATAGGTTTCCACGGAGTCAAAGACTACTACCATAAAGGTAAACATATTGGTGGGATATGGCATTTCTTGAATACTACTAGACGTTTCATTGAAAACCACAATTACGATAAGGTTGTGGTTTTTTGGGACGGAGAAGGTAGTTCTAATGCAAGAAAACTGATATACCCTCAGTATAAGGAAAATAGAAAGGAACATTCTGACTCCAACGAATATAAAGAACAATCATTCTCTGAACAAAAGGAAAGGGTTAAACTTTATTTAGAGGAGATGTTTATTAGACAAATTGATGTTGATAATAACGAGGCCGATGATTTAATTGCTTACTACTGTCAGATATCGGAAAACGAACACAAAACAATTTTTTCAGGTGATAAAGACCTTACCCAACTAATCGGTGAGACAGTATCTCTATATTCCCCAAATACAAAACAATTCTATCATAACGGAGATAAAGTTAAGGGTAAAGATTTTGAATTCCCGCACTCTAATATTAAGACTCTTAAAGTTTTATCGGGTGATAAATCAGATAACATTGACGGTATCTATTATTTTGGTGAGAAAACTTTAGTTAAGTTTTTCCCTGAGATACTTGATAATACGCTTTCAGTTTCCGATATTTTAACAAAGGCGGAAAAGTTATTTGAAAACAATGAAGGTGGGGCGGCAATAAAAAACCTATTAACCGGTAAAACAAAATCAGGGATTTATGGTGATGAATTTTTTGTTATTAATGAAAAAATAGTAGATTTGTCCAAACCATTAATAACTGACGAGGGAAAAGAGTTAGTTGAACTTTATTACTCCGAAACTTTAGACCCTGAAGGTCGAGGACATCGTAACCTAATAAAAATGATGATGGAGGATGGGATATTTAAATACCTCCCTAAAGGTGATGATAAATGGGTTTATTTTTTAACTCCATTTTTAAAGTTAACTCGAAAAGAAAAAAGAAATTATAAAAAAAATAAGTAACAATATGGATATTGAAAAACAAATGAAGATGTTGGGTAATATGAACCCTAAAATTCTTAAAGACATGCAAAAACAAATGATGGGTGGTAAATCAAGTGGTGTTGATATGGGTGGTCTTGTAAGTAATATAATTAGTGGTGTAAATCAAAAAATAAAAAAATGGTTTAAGAAAAATATGAAGAAGATTGTTATAATTATAGTAGTAGTGTTAACATTAATAATTGGTACTAAAATTATGTTATCTGAAGAAAAAGGTTTATATTTGGTGACTGATTCGTTCGGTGAAGAGTATAATACTAACGATTATAAAATTGACGGTCAATGTGTAAAATTTAATAGAAACAAAAAGAAAAGAGAGATTACTGTATGTGGTAATTTTAAAATTGTAAAACAACAAACAAAATAATATGAAAAGTGAAGATTTAATTAATGGTAAAAACCAAGATTCAACTAAGTTAGAGTTTCTAATGACGGTTAACGACAACTTTATTGTACAACGTTTTTTTAATGTGAGAGACTATAACAAAAAGGCGAAAAATTCTTATGAGTTATATGAGTATTTAAAAGATTTCGCAAGTGTTTTAAGTAATGATTTAAAAGTTAAATCAATGGATTACATGTGTGAAAACATGTACCAAATAATGAACAATCCAAATATTTTGGAAACTTCAAATACTGAGGGTCCTGAACATATAAACATTTATCTTAAAAAAGATGGGGTGACAATGTGTCATAGAATTTTAGATGCAAAACTATACCCACCTAAAATAAGATATACCGTAGATGTCCGTCCTCACCTAAAATCTCTACTTTACGATTTGACTGACATATTTTCATCTGAAGAATTAAATTACAAATATCTGAACGTTAATCTAAGTAACTAATATTTATTTTTACTACAAATAAAATTATATGTCTATAACAAAAAAATTCGATTATCTTGGGACCACTTTCCAACAACAATTACTAAATCAAATCATAGTTGATAAAGATTTTTCTAGGTCTATTATAGATGTAATCGAAACAGATTATTTTGATAATAAATATTTTAAAATCATCACACAGATGATTAAAGAGTATTATTTGAAATATGAGCATACACCAAATTTTGAGACTTTAAAACAATTAACAAAGTCGGAGATTCAGCAGGAAATGGCGAGTAAAATCATAATTGATACTTTAACTAAAATAAAAGATGTTAGTATTGAGGGTGCTGAGTTCGTTCAAGAGAAAGCTATGAAATTTTGTAAACAACAAGAATTACAGAAGGTTATGCATACGGCTCAAAAGATAATTGATGACGGTGAATTTGAAAATTATGATACGTTAGAAAGGTTAGTTAGAGAAGCTTTACAGGTTGGGGAACGAGAAGACAATATGTCAGACGTTTTCTACAATTTAGATGAGGTTTTAAACGAGGATTACAGACATCCGGTACCTATGGGTATACCGGGTATAGATAGACTTTTAAAGGGAGGTTTGGCTAAAGGTGAGATAGGTGTTGTTTTAGCCCCAACCGGAGTAGGTAAATCTACACTATTGACTAAAATAGCTAATCATGCTTTTAACATAGGTAAAAACGTTTTACAAGTTTTTTTCGAGGACAACCCAAAAATAATTCAAAGAAAACATATAACTCTTTGGACAAAAATTCATCCTGACGATTTATCTGAAAGAAAGGGAGAGGTTATGGTTAAAGTTCAAGAGGTGAGAGATACTATGGAAAATAAGTTAATTCTAAAAAAACTTCCGTCAGATACTGTTACTATGGGTCAGATTAAGAATCAAGTTAGAAAAATGATTGCTGATGGTGTTAACATTGATGTGATTCTATTAGATTACATTGACTGTGTTGTACCTGAGAGAAATTTAGGTGATGAGTGGAAATCTGAAGGTTCTGTAATGAGGGCGTTTGAGGCTATGTGTCACGAATTAGATATTGTTGGGTGGACGGCAACCCAAGGTAATAGAAGTTCTATATCCTCAGATGTTGTAACTACTGACCAAATGGGTGGTTCTATAAAAAAGGCTCAAGTTGGTCATGTTATTATATCGGTCGCTAAATCATTACAACAAAAAGAAATGAAATTAGCAACTATAGCGATAACTAAATCAAGAATTGGTGATGACGGTATCGTTTTCGAAAATTGTAAGTTCGATAATGGTATGTTAGAGATTGACACCGAAAGTTCGGTAACTTTTTTAGGTCTTGAAGATAACAAAGAGGAAAAAAACAGACAAAGAGTAAAAGAGTTATTGGAGAAGAAAAAGTTAAAACAAAAAAGTTCACAATAATTTAATCTTATTGTTCAATACATTAAACAAAAATTTAACAAAACTAATTATTATTTTAAAATAGTTATATAACAAAGAAAAAAAAACATATGGAAAAACAAAGTATTTTTAACAAAAGAGTAAATATATTACCTTACGATTATCCTTCACTACTGAAGTATAAGGATGCTATTAGACACTCTTATTGGATTGATACAGAGTATAATTTTACTACTGACATTAACGACTTTAAAGTTGTAATTGGTGATAACGAAAGACAAGTTATAAAACGAACTATGTTGTCTATCGCTCAAATTGAGGTGAGTGTTAAAACATTTTGGGCAGACTTATATAAAAGAATGCCTATCACGGAGATTGGGGATGTCGGTATGACATTTGCCGAATCTGAAGTTAGACATAAAGACGCTTATGCTAGATTAATAAGAATTCTTGGATTAGAAGATGAATTTAAAAATGTTGTGGAAATTCCGGCTATTAAAGATAGAATTAAATATTTGACTAAGTATTTAGACGGAACAAGAAGTCGAGATAATAAAATGTATACTAAATCGGTATTGTTATTTTCGTTATTTATAGAACACGTTTCTCTATTTTCACAATTTTTAATTATGATGTCTTTTAATAAGGAGTTAAATGTTTTTAAAGGAATTTCAAATGTTGTTGAAGCGACTTCAAAAGAAGAAGATATCCACGGTAATTTTGGTGTTGAACTGATTAATATTATTAAGAGTGAAAATCCTGAGTGGTTTGATGAAGATTTTGAAAACTTAATTAATTCAGCTTGTAAAAAGGCTTTTAATGCGGAATGTAAAATATTAGATTGGATTTTTGAAAGTGGTGAATTGAGTTTTCTACCAAAAGAAACTATTAAACATTTTATTATGAATAGATTTAACAATTCTTTAAATAAGATAGGAATGGATGATGTTTTTGACATTGATATTAATCAGTTAGAAAAAACATTATGGTTCGAAGTTGAAATAACCTCAACAAAAGAAGGGGATTTCTTTTACAAGAAACAAATAGATTATTCTAAAAAACAAAAAGCGATTACTGAAGACGACTTATTTTAAACAAAAAACAAAACAAAAATATAAAATATGGATATGAATAACGGATACTCTATTGAAGAGATAGAAGAAATCAAAGTTAACGACAACTTAAATTCAGAAGTTAACGAAATTACAACCTCTAATTATGAAAAGTATTATTGGTTAAATGATGAATCGAGAAAATTTTTATCTCGAGGATATATTTCCGAAACACCGGAACAAAGAATAAAGGATATAGCTAATAAAGCTGAGGAAAGTCTCAAAATTGAAGGTTGGGGTAAAAAATTTGAAGACTACATGTCTAGAGGGTTTTATACTTTATCTACACCTGTTTGGATAAACTTTGGTAAAGAAAAAGGGTTACCTATTAGTTGTTACGGTTCTAATGTTGATGACTCATTAGATAGTATATTAAATGCGGGTAGAGAAATCGGTATGATGTCAAAATATGGTGGGGGTACTTCCGCTTATTTGGGTAATATTAGGTCAAGAGGTAGTGTAATATCTACAGGTGGTAAAGCTGATGGACCGGTTCATTATGCTAGATTATATGATACCGCTATTGATGTGTGTAAACAATCAGAAGCTCGTAGAGGGGCATGTGCGGTTTGGTTACCTATTGAGCATGAGGATATATCAGAATTCTTAGATATTGGTACTGAAGGGAATCCGATACAAAATTTACAATTCGGTGTTACTATTACAGATGAGTGGATGTCCGAAATGAAACAAGGGGATTCTAGTAAACGTAAGATTTGGGCTAAAGTGATTCAAAGAAGAAGTGAGTTTGGTTTCCCGTATTTGATGTTTAAGGATAATACTAATAATAACTCACCATATAAAGATATGGGGTTAGAAATTACTGCGTCTAACTTGTGTTCTGAAATTCAACTACCTACAGATAGTTTTAATTCATTTGTTTGTTGTATTGGTTCTATTAATCTACTACATTGGGATGAGATAGAAAATACTGACGCTATCGAGGTATACACTCAATTCTTAAATGCGGTTTTAGATGAGTTTATTTTTAAGTCCTATAATATGCCGGGAATGAAGAGAGCTTGGAGATTTGCTAAAGACCATAGAGCGATTGGGGTTGGTGTGTTAGGGTACCATTCTCTTTTACAGTCTAAATTATTAGAATTTGAATCACTTGAATCTAAATATTATAATAACCATATCTTTAAAATTCTTAAAGAAAGAACTGACAAGGCTTCTCAAGAGTTACATCAAAGAGATAATGAAAAATATAAATCAATTAGAGACGGTTTTGCTAACACAACTTTAGTGGCTATAGCACCTACTAAGTCAAGTTCTTTTATATTAGGTCAGGTAAGTATGGGTATTGAACCAATCAAATCAAATTACTTTGTAAAGGATTTAGCTAAGATTAAAACAGTTTATAAGAATCCTTACTTAACTTCCGAACTTGAAAAATATGGTATTAATACACCTGAGGTTTGGGAAGGTATACTAAAGAAAGATGGGTCAGTTCAACATTTAGACTTTCCAACTAAAAACGTTTTTAAAACATTCTTAGAGATTACGCCTAAGGAAATTATATTACAAGCTGCTCAACGACAAAAATATATTGACCAAGCTCAAAGTTTGAATATTATGATTCATCCTTCTATTCCGGCTAAAGATATTAATCAATTATATCTATATGCTCATGAAGAAGGTGTCAAGACACTTTATTATCAATTCTCACAGAATTCGGCTCAAGCGTTTTCAAGAAATATATTGGAGTGTGACAGTTGTCAATAATAAATAAACCAAATATACTAATCGTGACACGTCTTTATTGTTGTGTCACGATTTTTTATTTATTGGTATTTATAATAAATAACTAAGGCAATATATTTATCGATATGGCAAATGGTAGAACATACGGAATTACTTTTCCATTTTTGGATTCTGTGGATGGTAAGTTTTTGGAACTAACCCAAACTGATGATGAAGAAATTAGGACAGATTTAGTACATTTAATATTAACACGTAAAGGTAGTAGATATTTTTTACCTAGTTTTGGGACGAGATTATATGAGTTTATTTTTGAACCTATGGATGGGCCAACGTTTTCAGATATACAATCAGAAATAAAAGATGCGGTTGATGAGTTTATGCCCGGAATAACTTTAAATGAGATAAGTATTAAACCTTCTTCTGAAGATACTCCATCTACTGATAATAATGTTTATCAAGTTCCGGGTTTAGAAACTAAAGAACATACTGCTAAAGTTAAAATAGATTATACAATAAATAACAGTGCGTTTAGCAGTAATGATTTTATAATCATTAACATTTAAAAATTATGGGTAATAAAAAAATTTCATACACAACAAGGGACTTCCAAGGTATAAGGACAGAGTTAATTAACTTTACTAAAACGTATTACCCTGATTTAGTTGATAACGTAAATGATGCGTCAGTCTTCTCAGTTCTGTTAGATTTAAACGCGGCGGTTACAGATAATCTACAATTCAATATAGATAGAAGTATTCAAGAGACAGTACTTCAATACGCTCAACAAAAATCATCGGTATTTAATATCGCTAGAACTTATGGTTTAAAAATTCCGGGACAAAGACCTTCAGTTGCTTTAGTTGATTTCTCTATAACGGTTCCAGCTTTTGGAGATAAAGAGGATTTAAGGTACTGTGGTATTCTAAGAAGAGGTTCTCAATCTATTGGTGCCGGACAAGTCTTTGAAACAGTTTATGATATTGATTTTGCTTCTTCGGTTGGTGGTGACGGTACACCTAATAGATTAAAAATACCTAATTTTGATGCTAATAATAAATTAATAAATTATACCATAGTAAAAAGAGAAACTGTTGTTAACGGTGTGACTAAGGTTTTTAAGAAAACTATATCACCTAATGATGTACGACCATTTTACGAGATATTTCTACCTGAAAAAAATGTGTTAGGTGTGACTAGTGTACTTCTAAAGGACGGTACCCAATATGCCAATGTACCTCCGGCTCAGGAATTTTTATCTTTAGATAACCGATGGTATGAAGTTAAGGCTTTAGTTGAGGATAAAGTATTTGTAGAGGACCCTTCTAAAGTTTCAGATAATCCGGGAATTAAAGTTGGTAGATATATAACAACAAACGATAAATTTATAACTGAATATACTCCTGAAGGTTATCTTAAAATGACTTTTGGTGGTGGTAGCCAATCTGCGGATGAACAACTAAGAGAATTTGCTAGAAACGGTTACAATCTTAATTTAAATAAATATTCTAATAATTTTGCTTTAGGGTCGACTCTTAAATCTAACTCCACAATTTTTATCCAATATAGAGTTGGTGGTGGTTTAGCAAGTAATTTAGGTGTAAATGTTATAAACCAAATTGGTGTTGTTTCATTTTTTGTTAATGGTCCTTCAGATAATATAAACACTAGTGTTATAAATTCCTTAAGATGTACTAATGTAACTGCGGCAATTGGTGGGGCAAATATAATGACTATTGAAGAGGTTAGAAATTTAGTTGGGTTTAACTTTTCATCACAAAATAGGGCTGTTACTATTAATGATTATAATGCTATTCTTAGAACTATGCCTTCTCAATTTGGTGCACCTGCTAAAGTAGCGATAACTGAAAATAACAATAAAATTGAGATTAAGATTTTATCATATAATGAGTCGGGGCAATTAACTGAAGTTGTTTCTGAGACTTTAAAAAGTAATGTTGCTAATTATTTGTCTAACTATAGAATGATGAATGATTATATATCTATTGAATCTGCGAATGTTATTGATTTATCTGTTGATGTCGATGTTGTTTTAGATAATAGTCAAAATCAAGGTACTTTAATTTCTAAAATTATTAATATTGTTACAGACTTCTTCAGTCCGTTAAATAGAGGGATGGGTGAGAACGTTTATATATCAGAATTAAGAAGACTAATCCAATCGGAGAATGGAATTATATCATTATCAGATATAAAAATTTATAATAAGGTTGGGGGTCAATATTCGTCATCTCAGACTTCTCAAAAGTATGTGGATTCACAAACTAGACAAATTGGTTTAATTGATGATACTATTTTTGCTGAACCAAGTCAAACATACCAACTAAGATTTCCTAACAAAGATGTAAATGTTAGAGTTAAAAACCTTAAGAACGTAAACTTCTCATAACAATTTATTTTATTAGAATACTTCGTATTTTACAGTATGGATATTTTAGAAATTGTTATCAACTTTATTAAGGGGAACCACGGAAGTTGGATTCAAAGTATTATTTCAGGTTTATTTCTAAACTTAAAGTTATGGGTTTATTTGTTTATTTTTATTTATTTATTAAAAATAAGTAAACGTAATCTAATCGGTTATATCGTAAAATCTATCGTAATATTTTTAATTATATTTGAATTTATTAATATTAATGATAGACAAAATTACGAAGTGGTAAAATATCAATTTGAATTAATTGATAAAAATACTGAGAATTTAGTTATAGTAATTCAGGGGGCTAATAGTCCTATAAAAGACGGAGTTAAAGACAATCAAATTCAAGTAGATAATACTTCATCTAGAGATTATGACGGGTTAGGTTCGATTGAACGGTATGTGGAGAATGGTAAAACTCAAGTTGTAACTTATGTCGGGACTCATACATTTAATCTAACACCAATTAAAATAATTAATATGGTTAATGATTTCAGATTAATTAAACCAAATGGTAAAATTATTTTAGTTGGTCATAGTTTAGGTGCATATAATATTGTCCAAGCTTTAGAAAAATTAAATGATATAAATGTCAGTGTAGACTTAGTAATACTTTTAGATACTTCAAATAAAAAGTACAACAATTACGATTTCTTAGTTCGAAAAAACGTTAAAAACATTTATAACTATACCTCACCAAAATGGTCGGATAACTTAAAGTTTTTTACCAATTCAGGTGGTTTGGTTATCCCATATAAAGGTAATAGTTATACTAATTATCGTAATATTGAAATCGAGGGTGTTGAACATACCACAATAGATAATGAAATATCAACATTAATAATTAAAGATATACGAAAATTTTTATATGGTAAACCAAACTAATTAAGTTTTATTATGTAGGTTTATTTTAAAACATAGTAAGTTATCATTTTAAAATGATATATAAACTATTTATCAATAAAAGAAAAACATGTCTAAATCATATAGAATAAGGACCTCACCCGGAGTTGACAAATCAATTAATGTCAACATTGAACAAGATTTTGAATATTTGGAGATTTTATCTCTAAAATTATTACAAAGTGATATCTACACCAGACAATGTTCTGATTATGGTGTTGTTATTGGTCGCGTTAGTGTTAATAATGGATTTGGTATCCCAAACGCTAAAGTATCTATTTTTATTCCTTTAGAAAGTGAAGATGAAACCAATCCAATTATTAGTGAATTGTATCCGTACAAAACATTAAATGATGTTAATGAGGATGGGTATCGATATAATTTATTACCATATACTAAATCACATAGTGGTCATAAACCAACAGGTACTTTTTTTGATAGAGAGGATGTACTTGTAGATACTAATTTAATTGAGGTTTTTGACAAGTACTATAAATATACTGCCACAACTAATGAAAGTGGTGACTTTATGTTGTTTGGTGTTCCTGTTGGGGGCCATCAAATTGTGATGGATGTTGATTTATCAGACATTGGTGAATTTTCATTATCTCCTCAAGATTTAGTTAGAATGGGTGTTGCTACTGAACAACAAGTTGCCGGTACTGAGTTTAAAACAAGTGAAAATTTAAGAGTATTACCTCAAATTGTTAATATAAATAAAACTATACAAGTAGAGCCGTTATGGGGACAAGAAGAATTATGTGATATAGGTATTAATAGAACTGATTTTGATTTAAGTAGTGAAGCAAATATTGATGTAAGGCCAACAGCTGTTTTTATGGGGTCAATTATATCATCACCTGATGATTCACCTGTTAGACGAAATTGTAAACCTAAAGGTAAACAAGGATACCAATGTAATCTAATTACTAACTCCGGAGATATACTCGCTATAAGACAAACTATATTTCAAGATAGTGACGGTAGACCGATTTTAGAGAGTGTGGATTTAGGTTCAAGTGGGGGATTAGTTATTGATGAAAATGGTACGTGGTTAATTGATGTACCTATGAATATGGACTATGTGACCACTAATGAGTTTGGGGAGAAGGTAATTTCTAATGACCCTAAAATAGGGATACCTACAACAGGTAAGTACCGATTTAAAGTCAAGTGGGGTCAAACATCTACTCTTAATGAGGCGGTTAAAAGAGGTTATTTTTTAGTTCCTAATGTTAAGGAGTATGGTTGGAACACTAGTGGGACTGATGTTGTTAACTCTACAGATGCGGCAAACTCTTATGCGTTTAGTTTAGATTGGGGTGAATATGGGGATGTTACCACGCCAACAGGTTTAGATATGATACAAGAAGCTATAGATTGTGAGGATAGATTTTATCCTATGGTTTATAATAAAGTTTATACGGTATCACAATTTATTGATGAACAGAGACGTGGTAGTGGGGTACAAAGATATGTTGGGGTTAAAAATATTTTAGATAGCGAATGTGAAAGTACTAATAATAAATTTCCAACTAACGACGGTAATTTAAGATTCGATATATTATATATTCTTTTCACATTTCTTAGTATTATCCTAACACCAATATTTTTCGCGTTAATAATTCTATTACATTTATTATATTTTACTATTTGGATTCTTAGAGTTGCTTTAATTCCATTACTAATTGGATGGACAATCGTGAAGATAGTTAATTATATTATATTGATTGCGGGTACAATACCATATGCTTTAGGTTTAATTATAGGGTATGCCGCGATGATAGTTTTATATACGGTTATTGGTATTGCTTTAGGGTTACTTTTAGCCCAACTATGGAAGATGAAATTGAGGGGTATCGCATTACCATTATTAACTTATCCTGACTGTAAAATGTGTGATTGTAGTAGTAGTAATGGTTCACCACCTGAGGAAACACCTGATGATGGTGAATATGAAACGGGAGGATTAGATGAAAACGAGTTTATTCCGTGTGAAACAATTGTAGCGGACGATACTCCTGCTAATCAACTATATTTAAGTAGCTCAATTACAAAACTAAGTACTACCGCGGCGTTTAAGTACGTTACTCCAACTGATACTACGGTACCCGCTTTAACTTTATTTAATAGTTCTATAAAAGAAGGTATAACGGGTCTATTATCCGGTAATCAATATATTGGTGGTGATACTCCTAGTCCGAGTGGAATAGGTGCACCAACTCCCGTTGAGGTTGTTTATCCAAGGCCTAGTGATAATGAAAAGGTGGATTATAGATGGTACCATAGTTTAAGTTTACCTATTGCTGATAGGGTGAATCTTTTTAATACTAAAGCCAAATACTTTAATGAGAATGCTAATAATCCCGGTGGTGGTGTTAATAGAGTAAAGGTTAAATTTAACCCTACTCTTGAACCAAACAAATTTCATACTGATAATATTATTATTTTAATATGTAATAAGAATACTATAAGTAGGTTTAGTCCGGGTCAATTAATAAGTTTTCAAAACCCATCTTATTCCAAAGATGTAAATGTAAATGGGTTACCGGGTGGTAATATTTATGGTAACGACGCTGTAACAGGTAGTACAAAAACGAGTGTGATAAATACTACTACCGGATATGATATACCTTCACTGACTGTTAACTTTTCAAATCCAAACGGTTCAGGTAACCAATCTATAACTTACACTAATGTTAGTCAACCAACGGGGTCCACAGAGAATGTTAACTTTCATAAGTTCCCTACCGATGTAGAATATTTTCAAGTTATATCGGGTATGACTTATAATGAATTCAGCGGACAATGTAGTACTCAGTTAGATAATTCACTTAACGTTAGATATCTTAATAATACAAGTAAAATATATAATACTGTATATACTAGCGGAATCGCCTTCATCCTCCCCAATGTTGGAGACAGGTTGTTAAATGGTTCACCCAATGGTATATTTCCAACTAAACCTATTGATAATGTTAGAGATACCTCGGAAAACATTGTTTTAATTTTAAATAGGGGTGTTGACCCTTACTCGCTTCCTACTGAAATAGAATATGGTTTAGGTAAGATATTCGGGTATGCTAGTGAAGATGCCGTTAAGGTTAATGGAAATACATACAGATTAAATATACCAATTAACGGTGGGTTTAAAAACGTTAGTCATAAATCAAGTGATTTATCTAACTCTAATGTTAATGATGACACCGGTTATAGTTCACAAAAGTTGTATCACGATTCATTTTTATATCAACCTTCGTTGGTCTCATACCCTATCCCCACCACAGGTGGAACCGTAAATGTTGGTGAATATAGTGGTTTTAGTTCTAATCTAATTAGTTATTATTCTAGTTTAGATAAAAATTCTACGAATTATAGACCGGATTGCGGTTTTGGTAGTGCTCCTCCAACTGTTAACTCATATGGTTTTTCAGATTCGAATGGGTTAAAAGTTAGGAGTAGTAATAGATTTGGTAAAGAGTGGGATATAGATAATATTGGTGGTTTTACAGTTTTAGACGGGTTTATAAATAATAGTACAACCTCCGCCCGAAACAGAGGTTATTTTCCAAATGAAATTGTTGAAGGTTCATCTTTGATGGGTATCAATTTTGTAGGTGAAACAGGTTCATTGAATCTTGAAGCAAGTCAAACATTTTATTATTCTCCAATTTATAATACAACAGGTAACACATTAAATTATTCTTTAGGAAGTAGTAATAATCAAATAGTGATGAGAGGTGATAGATTACCTATTTCAACAGTACCAACTGAATATTGTTGTAACGCCGCTCCATTACAAAAAAACCCAACTTTAGCAATGTATCTAATACCTAATACGGGTGTTGTTGGGGTTAGTTCAACTCAAGGGAGTGTGTCAGGTGCGGGAAATGATTCCTTTGGTGATTTTGATGATGCGACAACAGGAATTACGGCGATTAATAGTGTTATAAACTCGTTTACTTGTGAAGGTTCAGCTCCTTTAGATTGTTATGATGGGCAGAGTGGTAACATGGTAATAAAAGACTACCCGGATGGTTGTTATAAATCCGGAGGTAAAAGAATTTTTAAGGGGGGTTGTTATATTTTTGTAACAAGAGTTTTCTTATCATTACCTAAAGATTTAGGAATGTTACCTGAGTGGATATCTAGAAATATGATAGCCTTAGGTGCTTGTAGAAATGTTTTTTCACATAGGTTTAATAATAATTGGATAAATGGTTCATTGTTTGCCTTTCCATTCTCTAATGATGTATTCTTTACTAGTCCTACTTCTTCAAATCCTAATCAACCAATAAGTAATTTTTGTAAAAAGACTATATACTTAGATGATACGTTTAATTTTTACTATCGAAGTAGTCCGTATAATTATGATGACAATAAGTTTGTTGGTTATGAAGATGGTATTAAGTATCCTACCACTATGATGGATTTAGGACCTATTAACACCTTTATACAAGAAATTGTTTTATCGGACGATTATGATGGATATGTGGTTAATAAGTTAAATTCAACTTCTTATGGAGAAGTTGATAATATGTTAAATCTATTTATTATAAGCAGATTAATAAACTCAGGGTTTCTAAAAAACACTTTAGGGGCGTTAAACATATTAGGTTATTTTAGTAGGTATAAACGTTCTTTTGATGGTGATTACTCTCAACTAATTTCGATTAGTTCAGAATTAGGTGTTGCTCCTTTCCAAGCCTCTAATTATCCGGATAATACTAATCCTGCGGGTTCTCAACAAAACCCAATATTTTTTAATAATGCTAGTAGTAATAATGCGGTTGTGGGTATTTTCTTTTCATCTAATACTCAAACAAGGGATTATATAAGTCCGAGAAGACAAATATTAAATCCTTTTACTAATTCTGTGGACGGTTGTTCATTTAATGATATAAACGTTTTTTCTCAGGTAATACCAATGTATCAATGGTATATTGAGGGAGATGCTGATGGTGGTGGGATATTTGGTAACCAAGATAATACGTGGAAAAAGAATCCATTAGGTACACCCGCACATAGTGGATTATTTTCTTATAGGTATCAAGATTTAGATAGGTTACAACCTACTTCAAGATACTTTAGAACTGATGCTGGTAGTAATTTCACTTATTTCAATAAAGGTCATATATATTCTGTACTATCCTCAGCTATTAACACACCTGACCCTAATATTTATATTGATGAAAGTACCGCTAATTGGGATAGAAATAATTCGGGGTTTGATGGTGACAGTGATGAATGGATTACTGTTGGTGGTCCTTTCCACTTCTACTTTGGGTTGAGACAAGGTGGTTCTGCCTTTGATAGGTTTAGACAAAAATTTATAAATACTGAAATAATAATAAACTAATATGGGTAATAGAATTGATACTACGATTGTTTTAGGTTCATTGAGGTATAAGTCGGCACCTGAAACTGAATTATACTTGAATGTGCCTTTAGTTCAGAATAATAAAATTAATGATGAGTTCGATAGGTCGGTAAATATAAATCTACAACAAGTTTATGATGACGAAAGACAGAGTTCTACTGTTTTTAGACCTAGTGGTAAATTTTCATTAATATTTAAAAACGCATACACAGGTGCTACCAACTATGAACCTTTAGAAAATAACATATCTTATGTTGATGCTACTGATGATTTGTTAGAACAGTGTGCATCAGGAAGTTCTGCGGTATTTTGGAAAGGATTTTTACAATATAATGAGTTTGATTTTATAAGGAATGATTATAATGTTACAGGTTATACCGCTCCACCTGATAACCATATTGATTTTGTTGCTAAAAGTGCCTCAACCTATAATTGGAATCATTTTGTTTCGTATCCTTATGATAATTTATATGAAAAAACTCTTCAGTGTTATTTTGATGGATATGGGTTAACGATTCCCCAACCATTTGAATGGAACGTATCTGATGGATTACCATTTATAATTAAAAACACCACTAGTAAAGGTTTAGATGTTATTTCTTTTCGTTCTGTAGTTAAACATAATTTATCTGTTGGTGAGTATGTTGAATTATCGGAAACCGTGGCGGGAGTAAATACGCCTTTAAATTATAATGGGGTGAACACATTTCAAGTTACGTCCTTAGGTGATGATTTTTATGGTTCTGATGAATATATATTTAACATAATTAATGTGGGTTATACAGGTTCTACTTTTAATGACGGAGTGATAGGTTGTTTTAAAAGAATAATCAATATTAATATAAGTGGTGAGACAATTTCAAGTTACTATGTTAGGAGACATAAGTTATTAACTGATGTTAGTGAAGCAGTGCTAACTAAAGCAGGTTTTGAACAAAACGCCTTTGGGGTTAAAAGACAGTATGAAAGTAAAAACTTTACCCCAAATAAAAAATCAAGAGTTTCAACAATAGAAGGTAGTGGTTCGTATACATTATCTTTCAATAAAGATATTGATTTAAATGGTGTCTTAGATAATCAAAAGAGACCTGTAAGTGAATTATTTTTTAGTGTTATATGGAAAGGTTATTTTGGGTATACTTTTGGGTTATTTCGTACCCCATCACTTAAGTCCGGGTTAAAACAAGGTTACGAATTTAATAAACCGTTAGTTAATGGTTACCCACAACCTTGGTGGTGTACTTGTGAAGGGTTATCTGAAACTAATTTTGAGTTAAGTGGTTATACTACTACCCAACCGGTTCAGACGGGACCCTTAAATGGACCTATACCCTTCACCTATGTAAAGTCATTAAAAAGTGGTGATATAATTGAAGGTGATTTGTGTGAGTGGAACGATATTGAACAGAAAGAGAGAGTGGTTTCTAAATTAACACATAAATTTACATTTAATAAGTTTGTGTTTGATATCAGTGAAACCGATAATAATGAGAATCAGTTAGGTTATTATTATGAACCTCACTATTCGTTAAAAATACGTGATTACTCAGGATATATCGAAGAAGGTGACAAAAAAAATGTTGCGGGAATACCTGATTATTCATATTTTTCTGTCGATGGTAATAAATTTATATGGAGAGATTTATACCCTTTTGGGTATATTGATACTGATGGTGTTGGTGTGGATTACCCATTTTTAAACGATACTCATTACCCTTATGAAAATTTTATATTCAGAATAATACCCGAAGGAACTAATTATATAGAACAAAGTGTAACTCAAGAACCATTAATAGACAACTGTGAATAAATATAAATTTAAAATACCGAGAGATGGTGGAAAATACATCAACTTACCTTTAGAAATTAAATGGGATTCTTTAGGTCAAGATGATAGTATTGATAAGTTTGAAACTGAAGTTATTAAGGAAATTATAGGTAGTGTTGATGACTTTGAGGTGGGTAGGTTTGCTCATGAAGAATATGTTCCTATTAATTCAGGAAAAATAAAAACTAATGTTAACTATGATTTTCATTTTTTTGGTGGTACGGATATTAATTCTTCATCAGATTCTGATTGGGAGGTCAGTTACATAACCGAGGGATTTATACCTCAACAAGTTTACTATTTTGAAAAACCATTTACTAAGTCGTTTTTTAAATTGGATTTTTATGATACGAAAAACCCAATTAGTCAAAAAAACCTTTTTACTGTCGTAATTCCTGTTCAACAAGGGGGTACGGAAAACGTTTCAATGTCAATATTTAAACCTAATGTTGATATAAAAAAACCATCATACTCGTTAGATTATGTTGGGGATAAAGAAGGTTTCTTTTACTATTGGTTAAGGAATAGTGAATACTTAAATATTAATACATTTCACATGACAGCCAAATTTTTTGATGCAAGATTAGGGGTATTTGTTAAAATGATGAATACTCCACAATCTCAAATAGTTTCAGATAAATTTGTTTTTGAAGGTTCTGAATATTTTTATTATGATGTTCATCTTGATTACAATAAAAAAACTTATCAGATTAAAAATAATCTAGGTAATAGAGTTGGTACCGATACACCGATTAATTGGTATGAATATGTAAATCCTCAATAATATGTCAGATAGAGCTTTTCATATTAAAATATCACCTGAAAACATAAACACGATTTATGGGGTTAAGTATAACGATGGTTTCATAACTGATGACATTATAGATGATGAATGTTGTGATATTGATGTAATACCTATTATAACACCAAAAACAGGTGAGACTTATGTGTACTCATCTATGACTCAAATACTTACAGGTGGGACTAACGGTGATTCATTATTAACAGGTTTGACAATACCTATTTTGTTAACTGAAACCACAAACGATATGGGTTACTATTCAGTTTTTGATGGTGCGGTAACTCAAAAAGAGGTTATTAGTAATTTTTTATTTTCATCGACAACAACTTCACCTTATCAAGTACATTTTTATAATACTTCTGATAAAGAATTTAAAAAGTATTTAAGTTTTTCTAATTATTATGTCGATTGGGGTGATGGTTCCCCTGTTCAAACAATAACTAACACGACTCCGTTAAATTATACACATACGTATGGTTCTTCGGGGGTATATAAAATAGTGTTATCCGGTGCTAGTCCATGGGGATATAATGTTGTTAAGAAAGATGTAACAGTTCCATTTACTAATGTTATTGCTAATAACCCCGATGGTACGGCATATTTTTTACCTAGAGGTGGTAGCTGGTCAGGAACACCTTTAATGTATGATTATATTTTTCACGGTGATGAGTCGTGTGATTCAGGTCCACCTATTACTAATTTTACAACAACTCCGTTTATTGTTAGTGGGTATACTGAATCAACAATAAATGACTTACAAGTTTATGGTAAAAAGTCATTACTGTTAGGTGGTAAATTTAAAGTTGGGGTTAATGTCACAGGAGACAATGGTGTTAACGGAGTTGTTAACGGTGTATCTAATGACGGATTATATACGGCGTATACCATTAATGATGTAAACTATTATGATTACTCAGATGGGACTACGGTATTTGTTGTTGAGTCATCGGGTATTACTGAAGATATGGTTATATGTTCAGGTTTAACTAAGAACGAAGTCTTAATGGGTGTTATTAGTGAAGCTGAGATTCAATCAAATGTCTTTATTGAAAGAGGTAAAATGTCAGCCTTAGAATCTATGAATAGATTAGGTGAGGTTGATAATGTCGGAGACTTGGAAAAATATGGTTACAAGTTTTTTGATGTAATAAAAACATAAATTAAGTATTTATAATAAAAGATAAAAAATGGCTGTCGGAACATATGGAAATATAAGAAGTGCGGACGTTAGTCCCGAAGATGTTGAGATAATTTTAAATTATACACCAACTAGAGATGAAACTGATAATTTTGTTTTAACTAAGTTAGATGCACCATCAATATTACAACCCTACTTTAATAACAATAGTACGGGTGGGTCACCTGATGTTGAAATATTAGGTGGGTTATATAATTTAAGATTACCGGCTGAACAATTTAATGCCTTAGGTATTTACACTTTATTTATTAGACCCGCTCAAATTAGGACAACTATTTTAGATTGTGGTGTACTATCATCTTTACCCAATGTTAAGGGTATTGTTATTGATTTAAACGCTGTACCTTCTGAATATCGAAATAAATTTGTTACTCAGGGGTTAGTTGGTTTTAGAGTAGAATACTTAAACGATGATGGTACTAAGGTACCTAATTTCTTTAGATTAATAACGTCATCATTTTTTTGTGAGCCGGTTGTTCAAAATTTAACTAATAGTTCACAGAAGGCGGTTAGATATAGATATACTGAAAGTAACACAAATTTGATTTTTTGTACTTTAACTCCATCCTCAGCACCAACAAATAAGCCTAATGCTGTACCTTATATCGGTCAGCCTAATCAAAATATAATAGTGACCAATACGTTTTTTAACCCTATAACTATGGATATTGAGATAGTTGAACATGATATATCAACATTAGCTATATCGTTATACGGTAATCAAACTAAGTCTATGGAAGATGGTATATACACTATTTACGACACAGATAATAACATTTATAAACAATATAATTTATATGAAATCAGAGACCAATTTAATGAATTACTTTACGAAGTTAGGCAGGACAGAGGTTCTGATATCGATTTTAGTAAAAACTTTACAAACATAACAGAATAATGCCGGTAGTTAAATATAGTTACCCGCCTCAGGGCCCATCAGGGGAAGGTACTTTCTCAGATAACATTGTCGGTTTACAGACAGTTACCGGAGGTGGATTAACACAAGGAAATTTCGAGTTTAAATCAACATCCGATGAAAAGGTTAATAGGACCTTTAATACGGGTACATTTTCTACGCCAATTTCTTTAGAAAACTTAGGTATTAATAGTGATGAGGAATCAAGACTTATTTTCCAAAAGAATTTTAAAGTTTTTCCTAATTTTGATTTATCTCAAATTACCAATTTCACACAATACGGTTCAATGGTTAAAAGAATGTCCGTATCAGTTCAAAACATTATTAATTATTTTCCTGCAGGTATAGAGTCAACATCTATGGGTATAGATTACACTACAGGTATTACGGCGGATAATATTATTTATTATAGTGAATATGACCAAACTAAGATAGAGTTAAATGTTAGTAGATTAAGAAACCCATTTTCGGTTGACTTTTCAACAAATTCTTCACGTAATTTAGATGTTAGAGAAAATGAAGTATCACCTCTAAGAAATATTAGTGTTGAATTTACTAAATATTCTTTATTCCTCAATGGTGGGGAATACAAATTAACTAGTCTACAGCCAACAACGTCATTAAGTACAGGTATTTTAAAGTTTTATGTACAAGGTAATCCTTTTTCAGGTCAATCATTTACCTATGATGATTTAGTTATACGACCTAACGATACTGAGGTTAATAAATCATATAGTATGTATTTTGATGAAGTTGAAAAATATTTACTTAATCGAGATGTTTCACCTATTTACACCGCAACATTTAAAGTTCCGAGAGAATCTGATGATGGTACATTTAGTATTGCGTCCAATAGAATTAGTTGGCCATTATATGGACAATGGAATTTAGACATATTAACATCTAGATTTCAAAATTATTTAACTCAACTAAATGATGTAAGTCAAGAATTTGATAGTTATAAAACTAATATAATTTCTAGATTTATGATAACAGGTTCGTTAAAGGAATTTGATACGTCAGACCAAAAAGTTGAAAAAACTTTACAAATCTATGGTAGGAGTTTTGATGAATCTAAGAAATTTATAGATGCGTTAGCTTACATGAATTCGGTTAATTATAACACCGGAAATGATATACCTTCACAATTATTAAGAAATTTATCACAAACATTGGGATGGGAAACTAATATTTCACCCATAAGTAATGATGAATTTTTAAATTCTGTATTTGGGGGTTCAAACACTGACCAATCACAATTTAGTGGTTTAAGTACTGAAAAAACTCCTGATGAGCTTAACTATGAATATTATAGGAATTTGATATTGAATTCGGGTTACTTATTTAAATCTAAAGGGACAAGAAAGTCTATTGAGTATCTGATGAAATTAATAGGTGCTCCTGATGCTTTAGTTGAATTTAATGAGTATGTGTATTTAGCCGACCAAAAAATAAGTGTAACAGAATTTGATAAACAATATGCTGAAATATCGGGAGGTACTTACGTTTCTAATACGCCAATATTAGAATCAGGAAACACCTTTTCTATTATGGGGGTACAATATACAGGTTTTACCACTAGTAATACGATTGAAGATTCCAATGTTCAAATAGAAGAATATCCGGTAGATAGTAATGGGTACCCTCAGAAACCTTTAATCGGTGGTGAATACTTTTTTCAAAAAGGTGCGGGATGGTTTGAATCAACTCCTCAACATAGGTCACCTGAAAAAGTAGATTTAACTAACAGCGTTTTTAGTGGGAACAATCCGGATTTTCAAACTATTTTACAGCCGTTTACTTATGGTCAAGAATATTTGAATAGATATGAGGATTTTCCATATATGGGTGTTAAGTTTAACTTACGTAAGGAAATTGATAATAATAAAAGTTGGACTGACACTGAAACCGGTTTAAGGAGTAATTTAGATGGTCGGATGAACGCAGTATATTACACCGAAAACGATAAATTAGTTTTAAATGTAAAAAATGTTGATTTATTTTTAAATCCGGCTCAAGGTTTAGTTTATGATGTTTGGGATATGTCTAATAGATATGGGTACCCAATATCAGGTGATAATTATATTAATTTACCTATTAGAGGTGGGGTTGATGATACAACTGTTTCGCCAAGACCAAGGACTCAAACATTCTTTGAGTTCGCTCAAACATTTTGGATTAACATGATTAATGTTAGAAATAGGATGTATACTTCTAATGGTAAAACAGGTGGATACCCTACACTTGAGTCTGTGTATTGGAAATATTTACAATCACAGGAAAACATAGGTATCGAAAGTAATAATTTCAACTATGAAAATATGATTGAATATGTTGTGGGTATCGGTGATTATTGGGTTAGGTTAGTTGAACAAATGATACCCGCTTCCACAATATGGAATAGTGGTGTTAAATACGAAAATTCAATATTTCATAGACAAAAGATGGTATGGAGAAGACAAGAAGGGTGTCAATTGATTCCTGTACCTTGTAACCCATGTGAGTTAGTTACAAATATTTTTAGACCTGATTGTCCTATTGAAGAGTTAGTTTGTAGTGTATATCCGTGGAATGAGGACATACAGGACTTTGGTTCTTTATTGGGTGTGGTGTTAACAAATTATTTGGGAGATAATGGATATGTGTTGGATGATTGTGTTATAAATAGTTTACAAACTAATTGGTATGTGGAATTGTATATTGACGATGTGTTAGTTGTTGAAACACCTTTTTTTAATGGATTGGGGTATTTAACACCACAATTAAGTTCACCGTCAAACTTAGTTTGGGATAACGCCTTAACTCAGTCTTTAAACGATTTAAAAAATTTAGGTTATGACTATTATTACTTTGAAGACCCATCGAGTTTAGTGAGTAGTAAGGTTGGTGTATATAACCCTATATGTTCTGTTTCTGAAACAGGGACAAATTTTAAAATCAATGTCGGTATAAATATAAATATTTTATGTAATTAATAATGAGTTGTCTATTATCATATTTACCAAGTATTAGTGGTGATTGTTTGAACAATGGTTCGGGTGGTTTTAGTATTGATATTGAAGGTAGTGCACCCGATTATACAATACAGTGGGTCAGTCCTTCATTAGGTACTATACCTTTAGGTCCCGGTGTTACGGGCTATACTATTAATAGTTTATCTGCGGGAACCTATACTTTTAATATCATAGATAGTTGTGCACCCACCAATACGGTACAAGCTGTTAATATTAATATATCAAGTGGGACTACAATAGATATTACTAATATTGATAACACGATATGTGGTGATAATAACGGTTCACTTACCGCTACAACGACTAATTTTTATAACACTGCGACGTTTGAGTTATATGATAATGTTAACGGGTTTCTGACTTCAGGGTCGTCACTTAGTAATGAATTTGTTTTTAATGGTTTATCTGCTAGCACATATTATGTTATTGGTAGTGATGGTGGAGGTTGTACCGGAAAATCTGAAACGGTAATAATTCAAAGTTCAACAACTATTGACTATGGGTTTTATTCTGTTGATGATGCGGGTTGTGCCGAGAGTTCCGGTAAAATATTTATCACGGGATTAACAGGTAATCCGCCTTACACTTATTTATGGTCTAACAGTGGGACTACAGATAGTATAACAGGTTTAACCGCTGGTTCATATGGTGTTGTCGTTACTGATAGTACAGGTTGTTCAGTATCTAAAACTCAATTAATTTCTGAAGTTTTACCTGTTGGGTTTGGTTCAATAACTAGTGTTAGTCCAAATTGTGATAGTAATGATGGTGAAGTAACGATTAATATAACGGGAGGTACAGAACCATTTTATTATTCAGGGTCTAATGGTTCAACAAATATTACCTTTGATAGGTCTAATACATTCACAAATTTAGGTGCGGGAGTTTTAAACATACTTGTCACTGATTCCGGATTATGTTCGTTTTCAACATCAAC